TTTTCTTTCCAATCTTTCCATTTCTTTTTAGCAAAAACTCCAAAGTGAAATAATGCTGCGTTCCTTCCACCTTCTTTTATTCTTTCTGCGGCCAGTGTCTCAATGCATGGTGGCCCGTCAGAAAATTCTGATTCGGGCCTCTGCACTTTTATGGAACCAACATCTAGTTGTTTTACGTTATTAATGATCCCATAAAATTCTGATAAACTTGCTGCTGTACCATCTTCTTTAAATGCATATCTTGTAGTATTATCTCCTTTGAAATAAGGAAGATTTAAAAAGTTTCCTGTGTCTTCTTCTGATTTTAATTCTATTTGTTTTGGAAATACTTCTGCGTTAGCAAAACCTAATATAGCTCTTATCTCTAAGAGTTTATCTCTCATTATTTTAGCATCAATAAATTTTTGTGAAAATAAAAATATATGTGCCCCACCACTTTTAGATCTACATACTACTAATGGTAATTTTAAAATTTTAATTTTGTTTAATAATTTTTTGTGGTCAAATCCTGCATAAGAATCTACATCAATACATCCCCATATACATTGATTGTTATCATTAATAGGGATAATACCTAGTGTAGGTTCTACACCTTTAATATGATTTTCGTAATGGCTCGATGTAACTGGTTCTCTTTTTACAAAAGATTTGCCTTTTAACTTTTCTCCATTTGCAGGAGCAGTGTTAATGTAGGTACATCCATGAGCCCTCTTTAATCCATCAAATATCTTTTCAAATTCTGTCATAACTTTAAGTAGAGGCGTCTCCACTCTCGCTTCAACGCCTCTTGTTGCAACTTATTCCTTTAGGAATTGTTTAATAAGGAGTTGACTCCGAGTTAACAGAATCTGATCCATGTTTAGCTTGAACGTTTCCCTTTGAAATATTCAAAGAAAAACTTTTAGCATTGTCATAGACCGCTCTATCTTGTACAGGACCTACTTTATCTACGTCCCAACCAAACCATGTTCCTTTGTCGTTAGACTGTTGAACAGTAGTCAATTTATATACATGACTATATGTTGGTGGAGTAAATAAACCATTTTTACCCTGTAGTTTGATACCCATCATCATTGTATTCCATTTACGACTAGTCTTTAATTGAGTAGCCTTCATGGTAATCAATGCTGTGCTAGGATTATCGCCGAGTAACATTACAAAATGACTTGCAGTATTCTCGATATAATTACCATTTGGTAATCTATCTTTATTCATAGCATCTCTTTTAGCTGATGCTACTGCCTTAGAATCCACAGCATGTACTGCTACTGGTGCGCCCATTGATTCTCCTCTATCCTTCCATTCCACGTATTCTCTTTTATAAAAACATGGAATTACTTGGATACCTTTTGTACCATCATAAAGTTCATTTGTGACAGTATTTAAGATCATACCTGGTTGTGCACCTTCGATATGTTTAGCATGTCTCGTATTAACTTCTGGAGACAGCTGACCTAAAACTTTCAGAAATGGTAATGCAAGATCGTCTTGCGACATTGACTGAAAGCCAGCGTTCGCATCATCTTCAAATAATGTAGCTGATGGAAGCTTAGCGTTTATCTTTGGGATAACCGCATTTTGCTCGTTTTTTGCTTCGTTGTTCATAGTTATTGTTTCTTTGTTAATTTGGTACGGTTTCCTACGTACACGTTAAAAATGTCCATTGGCATTTGTTTTCCTGCCTCAATACGCTCACGGACTAGCGCTTTTAAAGTCATGGGTTCTACCTTCAACTTTTGTGTTGGTTCGAACCCCTGACTCTTCGCAAGGTTAGCATAATCTACCGCCTTGTTATCTTCGTTACGTCCAAAGGAAACGGTCACATCATTTTTAATAATGTCACCTAGGCCATTGTCCCGAAGCCATTTATAAGCTTTCTCTCTGTTTGCAACAGAGATACTTGCATTATAGAAAGGTTTAACGTCAACTGATGAACCATCAGCTAACTTCAATTGAGATAATCCCATCTCTGATAACATAGTTGGAATTACATCTTCTGAAATTCTTGCAATCTCTTTTTGTTTTGTCTTTATTCTTTCTTCATCAGACTTTACTTCTGCTTCCAAGTCCCTAAGTTTTAGGACTTGATCTGATAAAGATTTTATATCCTTAGTTCTAGTTAGAACTTCTTCTTGATCTTTTTCAAAATCTATTGCCATTATTCTATCTCTCCTTTTTCATATAAGTTAATTGTTATTGGATAATATTTTCTTTCTTGTTGATCCCATTTTAATAATTTATATTTTCCATTTGTTATATCACTAACAATTGAACATGCAACCCCAATGATTGCTGGATCTCCAGTTAAAAGTAAATAATCTTTTTCACTAAAATTTTTTAATCCTTGTCTTAATTTAAATATAAGTGGACCTGGAGAAAAAATTATTTGTGAAAGTTCTGGAAGCAAAAATTTAAATTCACCATATTCGGATGCACCTAAAATATTTATTTTAGGACGACCAACTCTGGTTCCTGCAATTTCTTGAATAACATAAACTGTATTTTCTGCTTTCATGTATTGACTTATATATTTTTTTAATATAATGTCAAGAGCATAGAAAGAAAAAATTATGAATTATAAATTTAAAACAAAACCTTATAAGCATCAACTTGATGCTCTAGAGATTTCTTGGAATAAAGAAGTCTATGCATATTTTATGGAAATGGGAACTGGTAAAACAAAAGTTCTTATAGACAATATGTCTATGCTTTATGACAATGGAAAAATTGATGGCGCCTTAATTATAGCCCCAAAAGGTGTAGTAGGAACGTGGTATAAGCAAGAAATACCAACGCATTTAGTCGATCATGTCGAAAATAAGGCAATATTATGGCAATCAAATTTTACCAAAGAGTATTCTAAAAAACTTGGTACTCTTTTTAAATCTGATTCCGATTTACATATTTTAATTATGAATGTGGAAGCTTTAAGTACAACAAAAGGTGTTGACTTTGCATCTAAATTTTTATCTTCTCATAATACTTTAATGGCTATAGATGAAAGTACTACAATTAAAAATCCTAAAGCAAAAAGAACTAAAAATATTTTAAGACTTTCTAAA